CTATCCTTTAATATTGCTTTTTATGATTTTTTCATATGCTTGATAACTATTTTCTTGATCTTTCTTTGCAATATTAATTATTTTGCTATCATTTCCATCCTTTTTTACCGTGACTTTTTCACCACCTTCTATTACTTCCATATATTTAAATACGTCATGATTTCGATATTCGTCAGAGAGAGTCATTCCTATTTTTGCAAACGGATTTTTATGCAAATCCTCACCATTTTTTGCCCTAAGTTCCATATAATCTAATGTATCTTTCGAATATACATTATAAGATTCCACCAAGGCATCATCTAGGTCTTTTCTTGGATTATGCAATTCTGATCCCTTTGGTAACTCTAATCCTTTCATGTTTGAAAATACAATTTTCTTTACTATAGATGTTTTAAATACATGTTCAATTTGCTCAATAGTATTGCTGATTTCAGTTTCCACTAAAATAATTTTTTTACCAATACATATTGAAAATATCTCTTCCATTCTTTTTTTCATTAATCTCTGCGATAGCGATTCCGGATATCTTTTGCTTTGAATATAAACAATTTTCTGATTAAAATCAATATAAAACAAGGTTTTATCGTTAAATTCTGAATCTGATATCTTTACTTCTTCTTTATTTTCTGTATCATCTTTAAATTTAGTTAATACTGTACTATATGCTTGAACAAACGTTCCTAAAATAAAAGGCTCTTGCTTTGTCAAATACATAACTGCATAATCATTAGACTCATCTTCCATTTTCGGGCAATTAAATAATTTAGTATATAAATCATTTAATGATTCTAATAAAACTGTTTGATAATTTTCTTCCAGCTTAATACGATACGCTTTAAATCTCATAATTCCACTCTCCCAACATTTTTTTTGTTTAATTATATAACTTTTCATTTGGTTACACCATATAATCTGATGTAAGTTGCTGGGATGCATTATGATTCTATTGCTTAAATACTATTTTTATGTTTCTACATTATCAAGACATTTGTTCTGTTTCAATATGCAAATTATCCAAACTTTTTAAACTATATTCTATCCAATAAATAATTATACTATACTAAAAGCCAGTGAAATCAATCACTGGCTTTCTCGTCATTTTTCATATGCAGTTACATACTTTTCTGAAGCAGTAATGTACAATCCTGATTTGAGTTTATACATGCTGCCACTGCCTACCTTAATAGGTCCTTCGGCAATGGTAAATACTTCATTCTTCTGTACTCTGCCTGCAACTGCTGCTTTATCCCAGCTTGGCGACTTTCTCACTGCCAAATCATCAAGCAGAATTTTCACATACTTCTTTTTATCCGGAAGTTGTACCGGTGCAACTGGCTTTGGTGCTGCCTGTACATAATCTGCCAGCGCATAAGCAATTGCGGCGCAAATCTGCTCGAATTTCTCCTGGTAGTTAGATGCATCCGGATCATTCACAAAGCATACCTCAATTAACATTGATTTTGCTTTGGTCTTTCTGATTACATATAATCCGCTACCTTCTTTTACTCCACGGTTAGTGAATCCGAGAGCTGCGATGTACTCACAGACTTCTACTGCATCCGGGTACTGTCTGCCTTTATAGGTATACACTTCTACACCATGACCTTTTCTGGCTTTGTCATTGTTGAAATGAATACTGATAAAATAATCAAGGTCAGTACGATTTGCCATATTTACCGCCTGTTGTAAATATGCATCCTGTGATGCAGCCTTATCCACTGTGCAAGGCACTACATCTACACCGGATGTTTTAAGCATCTCTGTCAGTCTGTTACAAACTCTTCTTGTTTCAATGCCCTCTACAATTGCACCGGAAGTTCCGCATCCCGGTCCCGATAATGTATGTCCTGCGTTTAATCCGATTCTCATAACTTATTTTTCCTCCTTATTAATGTACTGTTTGAACATCTGGTGCAGTCCAGTGCTTGCTAAACCGCTGAATAATCCACTTAATAAAATAGGTGCTGTAATTGTCCATCCGTTAATCCAAACTGCCAGAATAACACCCAGGACAGCGCAGATGGTAGGAATGTATTTATTATCCACATCCTTAATCCACTTCTTTACGACATACCCTACACAAAGGCAAATGCCTACGATCACCGGCACCATAAATTCTGTTAAAAATCCTAAATCTGTCATGTTTAAATCCTCTCTTTCTGCTTCAGATGAAGCTCTTCAATCTCATTTTTCATTTTTGTCACCATGCCATTGCCGCCAAGTTCGTGGTACGCCTCGTACATCTCTTGAAAATTCTGATACGCATAGGATGGTATCTCTCCCAGTTTCATGTACTTATCATGGTACTCGATCAACTGCACACGAAGCAGCAACATTGTTCCCCGACTATTTGCATCCCTGTCATTCTTCTGACGTTTCAGCAACCACACTATGTATCCCATAAATGCTGTTAAAATAATCGGCAATGCAATTGTGTAAGTCTGTGATAAAAAATTCACCAATGGTCCATCTCCTTTGTTTTTTTTATAGTTTGATTATAATTCCACCAACCTTCCTTTTTGTGCCAACTTTAAAGCGCAAAAAAGCACCGGACAACTAACCCTTTAAAGGTCAATTGTTCGGCGCTAGGCTCTGAAATCATTATATCACGCTTATTTTCATTATGCTATATTTTATTAAACACTTTTCCTTTTTCTGTTAATACATAAAAAATGCTGCAGGGTTCAGGACTCTCCGACAATGGTATCTGCGGTATCTTTCTGATTAATCCTTTATCTAGCATATCATCAATCAAATCCCGAACTATAAGTTTAACTGATAAAATGACATTTTATGTGTTATCGTCTAGCACTGATACTAGAGATGATTACTCTGTTGGATTTTTAATTGATAATAGCCTTATTGGTTATATGATTTTTAATATGGGGTGGGTACATGTACGTTATGAAGTTGACACTACTGGCGTAAGAACATATATTAAATACGGTTCTAATGAATGGTGGAGATTTAGTTAATATCAGCTTTTTCTTATAAAATGGGGATTAATTAAGAACAATAAAACCAGCTCCTAACGATCCGCCGCCACTATCATTAGTTTTAAAGCCGCATTGCGTGCCAGCGTAAAAATTCATTTTGACACCATTCATGCTAGTACCATTATCTCTATGTCCCATGACGCCATTTGAGTAAAAATCAATGTCACGTTTATTATATCCCTGCCAGTAGACGGTTGCTGTAAAGTTACGTTTCGGAACTATGCCATAACCGTTTACTGTAAAATAATTAGGATTAACACCAGTCCAGCCGCTTACCCATTGATTATTACTATAAGCATCAATTGACCGCCATCCTGCAATGCAGCAACCACTCACGCCTGTTAATGCTCCATCAGATTTTCCGGCATTATACCCATTATTATATCCAGTTTTGTAATTAGTGCTGTTTGCATTAGCACGGTTATCCGCATCCGTCACGCCTTGCGCATAGCCTTGATCATATGATTTAAAAGGGGATACTGTACCGGCACCTCCTGCTCCACTTCCAAAGTATTTATATAAAGTGCTATTATCTGCTGATATGGATCGTCGCTGTACGATACCCCAAACAGTACGGGCGTTACTATCTACATTTGAATCCGTAGACAGAACACCTGAAAACCAATCTGCATTAGCGACAACCGCATCAAACTCAATCGAATACATAGGAGTTATTTGCCCCATCAAATAATTTTTATTTATATAATCGCAGACAGTTTTTGCATCAGCCGCAAGGTTTGGCAGGACTAATCTAAGATACGTTTTCTTCGAATCATTTAAGTTAGTTAAACTCTGGGAGACATCCTCTATCGCTTCTTTATTATTGACTATCGCTCCGGTCACGGTACCGTCCCCGATTTTTGATATATCCGCACTTCCAAGCTTCGCAATAACACCGGACGTTTTATCAACAACCCAATTCAAAGCATTGACAAGATTATTTTTCACTTCTGTTTTTAAAGATTCCAACGTTCCGATCTGCTTTTGTAAATTTCCGGCTGCATCCTCAGATAACTGACCTTTTATATCATTGAACCATGTTATAAAATCTGCCTGCTCCGATGCTTTAAATCCGGCAAGATCAGCTTGCACTTGCTGATATAATGTTGTTGTATCAAATTCGCTGATTGCCGATATAATGCCGCATCTTGCAGTTTCATAACGTGTGTCCGTAATTCTCTGATTGGAAATAGCGGAAGAATTTTTATTTACAAATAAATCTGCTAATCCTAATTCCCAAATTGATTCTGTTCTTGTAAGCTCTGGTCTTAAAGGACTTGCTGCAGGTATGCCCTCTACAATATATAAATCACAGATTCTCTCCGAATCATTATCGTTCCATCTTAAGACTACAGTATCAATTCGATCATAATTAGAATCTGCTGCCTGAATTGCAAGCGTCCGCTGATTTTCTTCCAGTTTCAACCCTCCTGCACAAATTGCAAAACCAGGATTAACAACAACATTCATTCCACTACCTGCTTCGACCTGCAGATTGGTAGATGGGTTTGGTAAAATGCCATCCGTTAATAATTTGGCTATCAGTTTTCTGAGTGGTGCGGACGTAATCGCACGATCATACACCGGTGTTCCATCACTCTCAAATGTGACATGTGAATCAAAAGGAAATCCTATCATAATTTTTGTCCTCCTCTATCTTTTTAAAATTATTGGTGTACCAAATTCCATTGTCATGCTCCACTGTCCGGACTTCATGACTTCATAGCAGCCAATTAATCTGGCTTGAGCAGACAAATCCATTTCCGGAATTTCTATACTGCACAAATCTCCCAAATCAAAATCTGTCCCATATTCGTAACTACTCTCCATTGCGTCAAATTCAACATTAATAATTTTGGGATATCCGGTTAATGCATTTAGTGCTTCATTATCCATAGCAACAGCCAAATCGCTGCTTGTATACTCATTTCTATTTAATGTAGAACTATTTGATAAAAACCAATACTCATCATCGCCAGATGCAGCGTTAAAAGTAGCTCTCGAAACATACGTAGTGACATCATTATCTGTTTGCTCATTCGTATTCATGCAAGCATTTTTATATTCTGTATCATCAATCAAAATATTTGGGTTCTTTATATTTCCGTATTTTGTCGAAAAAATAATTGGATTATTTCCACCTGCATTATTTTCCGTCCGGTCAAAGCCACTCCATACTTCAAATTTCTTATTACTTTCCACGAAATCATAAAGTACTCTATAAGACATACCGGATGGTTTTAAGATGTCATAGATTTTCCATCCGAGCAGTTCTCCGTTGCGATAATGCACAGAATCTTTTCCTCTTCCAAGCGATATTCCGGAAATAATATTTAGATCAGAACTTGCACTTGCTGTAGTTAACGTTTTAAAGGCATTGAAAAAAGCATATGCCACATCCTCTGCTTTTCCACTCTGGAATGACCATGAAGGGGCATTTGTCACATTTGATGCACCGTTCTGAAATACAACATGTCTGTCTAATGTTTTTTCCATGAAATACCCGCTCAACTGAATATATTTATACTGCTGTTGCCGGACGTAATTTATTTGTGTTATCTTTCCAAGTTCCGGTCTGTCTTTTGTATAGATATACTTCATTGACGAATTATACTGTTCTATCGGGATCTGTATGGAGAACGTTCCAGCTTCGTGAAATTTCCTGCTCCATTGTAAATTTGTTGACCGTATTAATGACACTATCTGATAATTTTTATCTAGTGCGATCGTATTAAATCCTTTCATGATTTCTCCTAAATTGCCCCATAAAGTTTATTATAATAAATTGAAACATTCATAAGATTGCTTCCAGTGTCTGCATCAAAAGAAATTTCAGAACTTCCAACCGGAAGCTGCATATCATCAAATGCAGATGTTCTATCGCAGTGTCCTATAAAATTAACACCGTTCTTTTTTACCGTTGGTGGATTCTGTGTGAAATCAATAATAATAACATCATTTGCCTTCATATTATCCAGAACCCTGACATAATTATCATTAATAATGATTTTAGGATTCACGACATCTCCGTTTGCTGATATTACTGCCTTACAATATGTATCTACATCTCCATCATTGTCGAGCAGTACTTTTTTAGCAAAATTGAATTTTCCACCAGTGATCCCATTTGGTGTGCCACTTGTTACACTGCATAAATACGGAAATCCACACATTCCGACCACAGAAGCAATATTTTTGCCAAAATTATCATAACTTTTAAAAAACGGATTTGGACTTAACAATGTAATGCTCATTTCCATCACCCGGTTTACATTTTGAGCCGGAATACTAAATTTATAAATTTTACCTTCCACCCATCTGGTGATGCCCATGTACGTTATATACATTTTGTAATCGAATTTCGGGTTAAAAAATGATATTGCGCTTTTTCTTAAAATATCATTCAGATACGGATTTCGTGAAATAGCAGTCACAGTCCTATCTTTCGGTGCGATTCTGTCAGAGACAATGATTCCGCCATCTCCCACGGCATTATCTACCGTGGTGATGTCGTTTTCATATGAACCAAATCCATCCAAACCTTTTGATGGAATTTTCCAATCTGTTCCATCTATTAAAAATTCTCTCTCATCACTTCTCACGAAGCGAATACACACTTTAGTATCCATACGCGCCCCTCATTAATCCCTGTTTACTTTCAACTCTTACTGCTCTTGCAAGTTCGTCTGGTGTTGAAATCTGCTGATTAACATTAATTGTCTGATTGAAGCTTCCTAATCCAGTACTAGTACCATTACCAGATATTCCAGCACTTACCGTTGAAATGCTAGCATTAATGTTCTTTGTAATACCGTCTGTGCTCATAAGATCCTGTATACCATCATCAAAACCAGCAACACACATCTCGCCAAGATATTTAAACTTACGCGATGGTGAATGGATTCCAAGGGCATCTTTTGCAGCATTAAACAGATTTGTCGCAAGATTTTTTACATTTCCGGTCAACCAATCCCAGCCCGCTTGTATTCCGCTCCAAATTCCATCAATAATATTCTTACCGATGCTGCCCCAATCCATCTCTTTAAATGAATTTACAAGGCTAGTAAACAATTTCGGTACGGCTGCCAACAATTTTGCCGTGTTTGAAATCATAAATTCTGCCAATTTTACAAGGATATGAACAGCAGCCTTTAATAACTGTGGTGCGTTTGAAATTAATGCCGATACCAACCGTGCAATGATAATTGGTGCAGCCTCTAACAATTTTGGAAGTGCATTTAAAATTCCATCCACCAACGAAACCAGCAAATTAATACCAGCCGTGATTATATTTGTCAGTGTACCAGGTTCTGTTATCGCCATTGCCAACGATATCACAGCATCAACCCCGGCAGATAATAAATCTGGCAGTTTTTCTGCTATACCATTCACAAGATTAAGCAATATCTCACTACCACTGCTAAACACAGAATCTGCATTATTCGTAATTTCTGCGATTAATTTCATAGTTATGTCGTAGGCAGTGTCTCCAAGTATTGGAAGCAGTGATAATATTCCCTCTGAAAGTATAATGAGAATTTCTGCCCCACCACTCAAAAGTTCCGGTAAATTTTCGTTCAAGCCAGTTACAATAGATGAAATCATGTTTACACCAGACTGTATTAAATCTGGCAGAACATCATTTGCCAATTCTGGGATTCGATCAATAATAATCGGAACTAATTCCTCAACCAGATTTCCGACACCATCCAGAGCGATTTCTACTCGTGGCAATATATTTTCTGCTACAGTTCCAACAGAATTAACAAAATCTTCTACAAGTTGGTCGAAATTCTGATTGTCATCAGCAACACCGACAAGTAAATTTTGCCATGATGCTTTCATGGCTTCAACACTACCTTGAATTGTAGTGCTTGCTTCCTTTGCGGTTGTTCCCGTAATGCCTAATTCATCTTGAATTACATGGATTGCAGAATAAACATCGCTTAAGCTGTCCAGATCATACTCAACACCCGATAACGCTGTTGCATCTGCAAGAAGTCGTTCCATCTCTGACTTCGTACCACCGTATCCAAGTTTTAAGTTATCCAGCATCGTGTAATTCTGTTTTGCAAATCCCTGGTAAGCATTCTGGATGGATTCCATTGACGTTCCCATCTTATTTGCATTATCTGCCATATCAATAACGGCTTGATCTGCAATTTGAGCCGCTTCAAGTTCACTAGATGTACTCTGTTTTAAAGATGCGGCAAACCCGGAAACTGTATCCATGTACTCATTAGCAGACAGGCCGGCTGTTTTATATGCCTTGGAAGCGTTATCCATGACCTCGTTTTGTGCGATCATAAGTTTTCCATATTCTTCTCGCACTTCATTTACACTTTTTCCAACGCTATCGGCATAATCCCATACGCTCTGGCCGCCAGCTCCAAATAAAGTCTCGACACCGCCTACAAGCTGTTCATAATCTGCATAGGCACTGACCGCTGCCGTTCCGATTGCAGCAATCCCTCCGGCCGCCGCCGTAACTCCTGCAGTTATTCCGGCAGTAATTGTTTTCATGCCATTGACCGTTATGCCACCCAGTGCACTGACGCCCTTTTTAAATCCATCTGTTAATAACTTTGTATCAAAAACTAAAGATCCATCAGACCTTCACTGGTTCACCTCGCATTCCTAGTTGAAAAGATTGCTGAATTTTTCATCTTCTTCCAACTCAGTTTCTGTTTTCCTATCAATTTCCCATGCTCTACGCATTTCAGAATATATATCTCTATCTTTATCCTGATTCTTCTCATAACAGCGATATCCCATGACTTCACGAAGTCTTGTGCTGTCGTTAAGTCCTCGTATCAAAGCTAAAAACTTATACCAGTGTAATTCGTCCACTTCAAACAAATCAATGCCGTATTGCCCTAAAACTGCACTGTATATGAGATCACTATCAAGTTCATAATCCAATGTGATTACGTTTCGATGATAAATATCTCTTGGTAATGGTGTTTCCGGTCTTGAAAAAGCAAATAATTCATTCAAATTACAATGCGCCGGCATTTCATTTTTAAATAAATACGAAACATCGATATTTTCTCCACGCTTCAGCTTTGTAACTTCGATTTCAAATCGCATCCAGACACGAAAATCTGTATATATAGAAAAATCACTACCGCCCACTCTGACGGTGTTTGGTAGTGATTTTCTTGTAAGATCAAGCATTGGCTGCACCCGGAAGATTAGCCATTGCTGTTGCGCTGTTTACCAGATTATTAATTTTATCAATCTGCGCCGAATTTAAAGTTGCTCTCATTTTCTCCATCTTATAATCATTTAAAGGCTTATTATAAGCATCATTGATTTTCAGTACCGTGATGGATAAATCCGACAGATCGATTTCATCCAGATTATCCGATTCCAAAATCTCTTTTGCATTCGCCTCACCCAGAATATCTTTTACAAATTCATGCAATTTTTCAAATTTCTGTCTTGCCTTGATGTTAAGATTGTCCACTTTCAAAACTTCATCCAGCTTATTCATAACCGAAACTGTCTTTTTCGGTAAATCATAGCTTCTACTGTTAATAATTACTGTATAATCCATAAATCCTCCTAAGTCGCGCTATCCGCGGTATATGTCGGTACTCCATCGCTAACCGTAACAGTACCTCGATCAATGTGGTTAATTGAAAAACTAAAATAAATCTTCTCTGCAACGGAATCAAAATGATCCAGCGTTAAAGTTGCTTTTGTTTTCCATGCCCTGAATTTAGGTGTTCCTTCTGATCCAATGTTTCCATCAAATACAATAAGCAGATCTTTTTTCACGTCCTCACCAGTCGGCAAGTTGAAAAACATATCATACAGATAATCAAATGCCGCATCTCCCTTGTTTGCCTGTAACTCCTGCGCAAGTGATGGTTTGTAGTATTTAATATCTGTTGTTGGGATTTCATCCTCAATAAAATCGTTATCCTCGGTCTGTGCGTTCAAAACCAAGTCAAATACTGTGGATTTTCCAATTCTCGCCCACGAAGGTGTTAATACCGATGTCTCGGCAGTGTTCAAAAATGGAATAGTTCTATGTTTTTTTAATCTTGTTAATTCTGCCCTTATGATACCTCTCTTTCTCGTAAATAAGTGATGGACAACGCCATCTGATATAATGTATCTTTGTCACTGGCTTCCATCGGATATGGATTTCCAGTAATGGAAAATCTGGTCACTGTTCTATTTTTATCAAGTGCTGGAAATGCATACGTGTAAGAGAAATCATCCGCCCAATATGTTAAATCTTCCAACCATTCATCAGATTCTTTTCTCTCTGACCTGGATCCGGTTGACTGGCGCGCCATAAAATTATAATATTCTGTAATCTCACAGCTACCGTCATTCATTTCCCTTAATTCTCTGGATGGTGATTTAAAAAGACCATACTGATCGGACCCGTCTGATACATGGTTCATATCAATTGATAAACCCTCATAATTGCTAAGCAATTTTACAATGTATTGTGAGATAGTCATCTTAGCCTCCATTTGCAATTTTCTTGGCACCTTCAAGAATTTGATTTTTATATTGCTGCTTCATTCGGTCGAACCAATAATTTCCACGTTCCGGTGCTTCGTGGAAATTTGCTGGCATATAATACCATCGTCTAGCATATGGTGTGCGATACTTAATCTGTCCGCTTCCAATCTGCGTATTTAAGTGACCGGATTCAATTAAAATATTCTCTCTCTTTGGCACCTTCGGCTCACATAACCGGAGACATTCAGAATCAATAAACTGTTGCACTCTTCCATTCTCTTCAAGTCCCCGTTTTTTTATCGCGGCAGAAATATCGCAGATAAATTTAAACATATTAGGCATTACGCCACCACCACCTTAATGTTTTTGCAAAAATCACGATTGGAATTGTCGTTTATAGACTGTATCATTCCCGATTTTGGATATCTCTTCATCAAATCAGAAATTCTTTTCCCTTTGACATCCTCTACAACGTCCTCGACTGCTCCATACACAATGCAATCCTCCTCATTAGCAGAATTGAGCGTCAGTCCCTCATAAGTGCCATTCGGGAATGTTACGGACGCGTACCGGGCAATGCTGATTTTTCCGTTTTCATTTTTCTTTTCGGTTTTATCAGACCACTGTACGCCTTTTACAACTGTTCTTTTCCATTCTGAATCATAAATTTTGTTGTAAATCGTAACTGTATCGGTAAATAATCCACTCATAACGCACCTGCCAATCCCGTACCAGAAAGACCACCTCTCGTAATCGATATAAGCTGTGATTCTTTCTCTGCAACTGTAGTAATCTTATATGATTCGGAATATCCATCATTGCTGACAGATGAAACTCCTGTTCCCATCCCAGTAGATTCCTGCATATAAAGTGCATTTATCAGATCACAGACGGTATTCTGTATCTGCACATGCACCTGCTTCTGAAAGTACGTTGCCGATGCTTCGTCATAAGTATCTTCAAACTTTCTCGCCCTCATATGGGTATGTACATCCAGTTTAGCAGATGCTTTTTGCAGAAATGCTGGAAAATCATCTTCCGGAACATTCGTATAAATGGAGCTGTAATGCTCCCAATCAATATAAGGCATATCAAGCTCCCTCTCTTTCCTTAGGCAGTCTTGCCTAATAATTTAATTCCTTTCAGCACACCAGCCATCTTGCTGTTTTTAAGTACTGCTCCAGCAATCAACTCGACTTCTCCTGTTTTTACAGCTCCAGGTGCCTGTAAATCTGGAAGGTATGTCTTAAGCATCTTGCTACCATCTACGGAAATTCCGTGGAATGCATCAAGTCCAAGTTTTGCTGCATAAATATCAGTTGTACCATACGTATCTGAACCCGGTGTTGATGTTGAAACAACATCTTCTGTAGTAGAACCGTTGTAATACTGTCCTGCATCCATAAGAATAATTCCATTGTATGTCTCTACAGTTCTACCGAAATCATCCTTATTTCTGTCATAATATCCTGCTCTACGTGCCGCAGACTTCACCTTTGTAAGCATCTTACTGTTCATCATTAACACATCTGGTTTTGCAGCCAATAATGCAATGAATGTATCTAATTCATCAAGCAATGCGTTGTAATTGCTGTCTAATAATGCAGATGTTGAAATGTCAATATCAGTTGTCATCTCGGTTGATTTTCCAGTTAAAATCTTTTTAAGTCCGTCAAAGGTATTAGGTACATATCCTGTACCAGTAGATGCCGATGTTCCATTAATAACCAAATTGTGGAAATAATTTGCTCCCGCTTTTGTTTTCTCTTTGATCTGGAAATTCATCTCATTAATAGCACCAGATGTCTGAGCGATCACACGGTCAATCTGGAAAGAGCCGCCAAGAATTACCGGACTTGCTGTACATTTGGTTCTCTTTGCTTCGTTTGGTGAATACTCAGAATTAATCTGACGTACCGCTGCGGTAGATGGTGTCTCTAATCTCTGATATCCATATACCAGATTGCTACCGCCTGTTGGTGAAATGGTATCATCAAATGTCAGTTTATCGAGCAGTATGGACGATCTTCTAAATTCATCGATCACATTCTGTTCTACTTTGTCTGCATAACCGACTTTTGCTTCTGCTAATGTTAATGCCATAATTATTCTCCTTTACTGCTTGTATTTTTCTTTTAATGCATCCATCAGAGAAGAAACTCCTTCATCAGATGTCTTTTTCACTCCCCCGATAAGATCAACTTTTCCTGCCGGTTTCGGTTCCGGCTCACCGAACAGCATTTTGCTGTCCTCTGCTTCCGTCAATGTCTTGATTGCTGCTGCAATGTCCTCTTTCTGATTTTTAGATGCTTTCAAGACATCAACATCCAAAAGAGCAGTGATCGCCTTAGCATTCTTACCATTTGCGGATGCAATACTCTCTTTGAGAAGATCATTGAAATCACGATCCGCAATCTCCTGCTGATGCGTTTCATCTTTGGTCTTAATATCTTTCTCAAGATCCTCAATTTTCTGCTTCATTCCGCTCACATCGGCATCTTTATACTCCTCCAGATCCTTTTTCAGATCTTTGATCGTAGTTTCCTGTGTCGCGGTTTTGGTTTTCTCAGCAGTCAGATCTGCCTGTGCTGTTTCCAAATCTTTCTGAACCGGATCAAGCTCCTCATGATGCATGTCCAGCACCTTATCGATCTGTTCTTTTGCCATTCCAAGTGCTTCTAATTCTTCTCTTTTCATTTTTTCATATCTCCTTTAACGATGATTTGTTTAACGTGGGAGAATCACCCACAGATAATTGCGGACAGTGGATTTGAACCACCACTATTGGCTAAGGAAACCAGTATGCTGCCATTACATCAATCCGCGGCATTAAAAAGAGCCAATCAATCAAGTCCTAATTTAAGACTTGACTAATCGGCTCTAATCGGCGCTATCGTTATTAAACTTTCTCGTTTGCAGTGCTTGCATTTGCACGGCAAATTTTTAACCTCGGTATCTTTATTGATTACCAAAAGGTGGCTCCCACACTTCGGACAAGGATACCAGATAAATCTACTAGGATTCAATATATCACCCCTAGTGATATTATATAACACTTTTTGCATGTTAGCAATGAAAAATAGTCATTCTATTGTAAATAGTGTTTTATATTCCTCTTATTCCTCCATAAATACAATCTTTTGTAGCACATTCTACAGCAATAGAATTTCCTCTTTTATCATAATTAATTATATTGCCACAACGAGGACATCGTACATCTTTTTGGGGATTATTAAGTTTTTCGTTTAATGCTTTCCGTTCTATATCATTCATCATAACCATAAATTATCCTCCTTGCATTCTTATTATACTTAACAGGAACTCCCGCTTCTTTTGCTCTGTCGTATGCATCAAGCATTAACATTCTTCTATCCATATCCGTTAATCCGGGCGCATTGATTGATGCAGAATAACTCGCCCTAAATTCATCTCTCCAATCACCAATCCTAAACTGTGATGGATCATTCATATAATGTCCGTAATATTCATGCGCCAAAACTGCTTTTTCTGACAATAAATCTCTATTGTTTGTTGATTCCTTATCAGGTATGATATCTCCCCTTATATGGATAATTTTAGTTCCATCAACAAAACCTGTCTGCGTTCCTGTATTAAAACTAAGAATATCTACTGGAATATCCAATTCATTTGCATATTGCTGTATTTTTTCAATTTGTTCATCTTCTAATACAACAAATGGACTCTGTCGCATTCCGTTTGCCATATTCCTACTATTAATTATACCACGATTTTTACTTCTTACAAATTTATTTTCACGCTGATATGTAACAGTTTTGACGAGATTACTCGTTCCAGTAACCAATCTAAGTCGGTTATCACGCTCTTTCAGTCCGGCAGCCTTTGAAAAGCTTTTATAATCTGCCATCTGTCCACGCAATTTATTCTGCAAATCCTGTGCATCGCCGCCAATACTTTTTATTGCTTCAATTTCTCTCTTAGTCGCTCTGATCTGCCGCTCCATCTGACGCTGTTTCTGCGTGGATTCATAATAAGTATAGGTCTTTCCACCGATTGTCCTTGGATCAGGTTCTTTTATATCCTCTGGGATTATAGATGCACCTTCCCAATATGGATAAAAATCATGCGTACAATTTGCTCCCTTTAATCCTGTGACAGTTCCATACCCTGTTTCTTTGACAAAATCCGGATATTTCTTGCTTTTTCCAGAATAAGAAAACACTTTATTCTGCCATACCGCATGATCCGGTCTGCTACCCATGTGCTGAGTTGTGATTACAAGGTCATGGTTGGAGTTTTTCAGATTTTCCTCCGTAATTTTTCCAGATAGCTGTGACATTCCAGTTCTGACAGCCATTCTGGCAGCAACGTCAAGTTGGTACGATCTTCCACTTTCATAGTCAATACTTCTCAATCCGCTCTGTGCTAAACGATGCACACAATCCTTGACTGCCTGGTCAAAAGAAAATGCTCCGGTAGATACCTTAATCAGTGCGAGATCCATCTCTCGCTGATACATATCCATTACGCCAGTTGTGCCAAGTGCTGTATTCTTAAATCCCATCGTTTTTGTCAGATTCCTAAGTGCTCCAGATGTTTGCAAAGAAGATGCCTTTACAAATTTGCTTAAGCTGTTCGGCTTTGTAAGATCTTCCCCCTGTTGTTCCCACATAGAAAGATCATTATTCCATGCCATATCGCCGGCTTCTGCTGTCAAAGTTTTTCCTACTTCCTTTGCAGATTCTATGGTATTATTAATAATCTGCTGCACCTCTCGCTTATATGCTATAGTGTTTTCTGCAACCGCCATCTGAAAATCTTTATCAGCACGAAGCATTTTCATGACTTCTACACGGATTTTATCCGCAGAAAATCCATTTTCTACCATTGATTTTGCCATAAGTTCCGCTGTTTCAGTATATCGTCCGGTTTTCTGCACTCTCCGGGCAATATCAGCTATGACCTCATCCTCTAAATCTTGGTAAAGTCCAATTATGTATTTATCCGATAAAACATCTATCTGCTGTTCTGATAATGCCCTTTAAATCCCCCCTAGTCATCAACATCGTCAATTGGTTCGTCTGTATATTGCATATATTTCTTAGCTTCATCCTCTGGAATATTATATTTTTCCATAATATACCAAACCTTTAAAATTGGCACTTCCGGGAATGATAATGCATCCGCTCTCATCGCTTCGAGTTTCGCCTGCTTATCTTCCACATAAGAGTCATCAAAACCAATTGTGATCTCTGCGTCTAAATTATATGCCGTATCATGGTATTTATTTGAAAACCACATGACAGCTCTGCAGATATCCTGTATATATTCAGTGGCTACTTGTCGCTGCTTTCCAAGCTCCTGCATGGCATCCTGCCTTTCACCGAAATACTCAGTAGCCGTCTTAATCTGTCCATTTTCAAAGCTGTATTTTTTTGTTCCGTATCCAAAAGACATAGATAATAATGATAGTGCCAGTTCAATTGCTTTTGTAATCTGTTCTACTCGGATTTCAGGATTATATTCTTGAATAAGCCCCTTCTCTTCTGGAAGTTTTTCCCCTGTAAATACAAATAATTTTTTTTGTTCAGGAGTTAATATTGGATTTCCATCATCATCAAAAGCACAAAGTAATTCATTTATCAGTATAATTTTCTCAGACTTGTCCAAATCGCTAAACAATACGTTATAGCACAAATCTACAACCTTAAGTGCTGGAATTGCATTCCATAATTTAGGCAGTCCGTAGCCTTCCATATTATCCAGATTATTCACTTCAGCAACACGCATAACAGCAAACGGTTTCACATCACCAAGCTGCACAATCGTCTGTTTTCCAACTTCCTCATCTCCACGATCATTAAAAATATGTGTCTCCGCAGTATATAGATTATTCTCGCCAAGCAAGAATAACACGAGTGTTGTCTGCTTCTTTCCCTTGACCAGTGTACTTCCAGAAAATGCCGCCTCAACCACAATATCATTCTCCACAGTGAGTGGCGTAAACGCATCTGCTTCCACATAATTAAGCTTAATATCTCCACCTCTCACAGAAGAATCATCCATAATCGTTGCATTGTCCAAGCGGATATAACAGGCTACTGTACCATCCGCAGAGGTTTTTTCTAACTGTTTACGGTATTGCGTGTTGAAATTACTGCCAGCAAGCACCTTTGCTACAAAATCCGCTTGTTCCCCTTCTCCTGCATTGATCTCAAGCACCTCACAGAGATTAGCGTCATCAGAACAGCATCTTTTTGCAAAATTCAGTCTTGTAAGCTCATATGGTATCCCATTGATTGTTTTTCGCTTATGGAAATCACTTATCAATCGGTTCGCGTACCAGTCATCACATGCATGAATGATCGTTAATGCCTTATCATTTACATCGTATCCTTTTTTATTCAAAAATGCTTTTACACAATCCTCCATCTCTTCCTCCTATCTTCTGTCAAGATCAACATATTCAATAAAACCCAAAATTGTATAGTTCTCCGCATCCCACCAGTCATTGCAGTTTCCGATGTTTTTATCCTCTGGTATGTCCGGGTGGTCTGGATCCCATTTCAACTTACCGATCGCACTTCGTAGCTTTGTGCAATTCCGGTTTATCTTCCACCTTCCGGTATTCATCAGCATGTCATACGTCCGTGGTCTGTCTGATACTTCATTCTTCCTACAACCTTTAATATTCCGGTATGGCAGTCCTGCTTTTCTCGCAGCACTCCGCAGGCTGTTTATCATCGTTGTGCTTGCGCTGTCTGGAAATACCCAGTCAATAAATCCGTACTTTTCCTGGCAGTATTTGAAAAACTCTATAAACTTACTGCATATCGCTTCCGCATCGATGTCTGGAGACAGTTCCAGGTTTGATTCCTCCGCTGTCCTCAGATCATGATATCCGTGGAAGTAAAGCTTCAGCACAAAGGTTGTCATGGATCCGTTTCCACCGAAGTCTATACCCATCGTAATTTTTGATGGGCGGTGTAGCAGTTTGCCCTTTATATCACGTTCAAGCAGTGGATCTGTATCCTCATCATACAGATATGGTTCATTGTTCTCTGCAAACTTCCGGAAAATGATTCCTTCTGCAACTGCTCGTTCGCCTTTAATGTCACGTCTATACCACACAGTGCCTTTCTGATAGGTGCTAAGAACTTTTCTGATCTGCTCATCCGTCATGCTCATATTGTCCACCAGAGTGAAATGTCCGTAGTTATATCCGTAATCTGGATTTTTCTCCTGCTGTTTCTCGTGGAATTTAAGTATCTCTGTGTAATACCAATGCTCTTCCTCTTTCGGGTTCAGATCATGAAATATCTTACGGTCGGAGCATGACATCGTTCGGTCAAAGACCTCTTTCAAAAACTTCGGGTGGCATTCGTTCGCTTCTGTCACATATGCCATGCCGTAGGTATTACCCTTTATCAACTTCTCATCCCCGTCTTTACCTCCACCGGATATAAGGACAATCTTCTCCCCGGTTTTGGTCTGCACGTACACACAATCACGGTCTTTGTATTTACCCTCGCGGCTTCTGCCCTCGAAGTAATTGAGCAATCCGTATCCGTCACAGTCCAAGATATTAAGTTTCGCCGTTGCATTTGACACTCCGGCTACCAGATGAATTTTGTTTTTATGTGTTTCAAGCAGTGAGCAGAAGATCAGCGTTGCAAGTACGTTCTTTCCACCTCGCTTGCCGCCTTCTGCCACGTTGAACCAGCTAATCATGCATCTCTGCATATACTCATACTGTCTCTGGCTTAATGGTGCCGGTTTATTCATCCGCATCACCTTCTTCCAGATCAGATATACTCCGGTTTGCTACCGGGTGTTGCAAGATGTCCGCTATCGTCTGCATATTCTGCAAAATCTGTGCTCCAGAATTGTCGCTGACTTCGGCACGCTTTTTATCAAATTCTGCTTTATATTTATCATCTGGATGTACGAGGAAATACTTCGACAGCCAGTCAATAGCCTTTTGCTTATCTGCCAGTTTCACCGAAACTCCATCTTTTCCACGCTTAACTTCTTGGATGAGCTGTGTATCCGTGTTTTTAGATTCTTTCAGATCAACCACGCTAATCATATATGTTTCGTCTGTCTCTATATCAGTTACTTCTTTTTGCCCGAACGAGACATAATTTCCAATATCTGCAAAAGCAATACGCATCTGTAATTCTACAATATCATCTGCACCGGCTACTATCTGCTGTCGTTTGATTTCTTTCAAGCGTTCGATTTCTGCTCGAACCTTATCATTTGTTAGCAGTCGTGAACCGTTTGCAATCGCTGATTCATAACTACATCCATACGCTTTCTGATAGCTCTGCGCCGCATTGAAAGTCCTACTGTAATATATACAAAACATCTGCTGTTCTGGCGTTAGATCATCATTTTGTAATGTCTCTTTTGTACCATCATCTAAAGTTGTCTCATCTCTAATTTTCTTCTTTGAAACGTTGCGTTTCGTTTCACTCTTTTTTTGAAACGTTTCGCTTCCGCCATTATCCCATTTATATCTATTTTTCCATGTACGGATTGTTGCCGGGGAACATCCTATCTGGTCAGCAATATCTACCAGCTTCATGCCACCTTTATACAGTTCATACGCTCTATCAGCCAGTGGATTTTTTCTTGCTGCCAACTAATCACTTCCTTCCCAGAACAATAATTTAATTGAAAACTCTGAATATTTTTCTGATAGCATGATTATAAATCACGGATTTATCTCATTTGTGCCAAACTATCTTTGCTTTATCAAATAACAAATCCTGCTGCCGCCTTCAAAAATAAATAAACAGAGTCAAATACACGTTTTCTCTGCGTGTATTTGACTCTGTTACACATCTTATATTTTTTTATGTAATTCAACTGGTTGCACCAGTGCAACTGCTGCACTTTTGAAATTTAAACTTATGCAATTACTTTTTACTCTCAACTCTTATCATTCTCTGGTGCAATATTTTTTGTACCGTTCTGCGCCTTCTGTAAAAGCCAGTACGACTAATCGGCAATATTCCATAGTGAGCCTCCAACATATCGTATGAAACCTTATGTATTATGGATTCTGCTAGTCTTTCTGCTATGAAACCATCTACTAAGTTACACACTTCATATACTTCTTTTTCATCCAAGTACCTTCCTCCTATTCCCATCCTGTTATATCAGCAAGATTTTCTTTTACCTTTATATTCCGTTTTTTCCAAATATCATTTTTAACATGTTTTCTACCTCATGCTTTCAATGTGCTTATTAATCTCATCCGCTGTCTCTGATGGTCCATAGCTTAATAATTCCGTTGCCGCTCTCGCCATAAGGCACTTTGTTTTATTTCTTCTGGTTCTCGCATAGAACTTCTCAAGCCGCTTTGTATCCTGGTATAACGAGATTTTTTTATAATCTTCTCCCCAGACTTTTTTGTGTCTCTCCACGATCAGTTTTCTGTATACTTCCGGTATGTCTGCACGTTTTAATATCATGTCTAATGTGTTTAGATCCATATCAGGATCTTTCTCACTATTTACAGATCCAGGCGCTAAAATGACTGCTGCAATGTTTTCCATGTATTCCTCTGTTTTTTCTTTTTCTCCTGTCACGCCATATATCGCATCTTCCAGCTCTTCTAAAATCTCGCTGTGTGTATATTCTACTTTGCAGTTTAAGATATCTTTCATGATCTCCTTATGTGTGCACGTTGCATCTTTAGTGTAATACATCACTCTGTCTCTATCCGCGCTCCTATCGATGAATGCCGGGTAAATAAATGCTACGTTTGGATTTCCTACGATCCAGTCTCTGTTGATCGGTGTGATCGCATTTTCCTCCTCGTTGTATTCCAGTCCCGGCTTTTCAAGCGATACCGGGCAGATGATGCACTGTATGTATTCGTAAACTTCCTCTGATTCGTCTAATTTTCCGTTATCGCTCGTATATTTTAATATGTCGTATGCATCGTGCAACAAGAGGATCAGGTAGTTACCCATGTAATCGTAGTTGCAAATGATTTTATCTATCATTTCATCCACTGCTGCCTCGTCTTTCAATTTTCCGTTTGTAAGACGCTGTAAAAATCCCTGCGTCTGCTTCAAATCTGCCGGATCAAATTCTAATGTCAGCATTTTTTCATCGATCTTTGTTGAGTAGATTTTCTTGATAATGTTTAGATACTTGAACATTTCTGTATCTTCCATGTTCAAAAATGTCTCGTTGAATCTTGTGATGATGTTTTTTTCTGCATCTACGTATGCGCCTGCAATACGTGTGATCGTGCATGCTTCCGGTTTTAAGCGTCTGCTCAGTTCCCTGATGTCTTTTGCTGTTGTTTTCATTGTTGTTCTCCTCTCTTTTTTCTTTATCTTTTTAATAACAGTCTGTCATCAAACCATTTTATTGTGCCTCCGCCAAACTTTACTTCCGGCTGTCGGATAATGCTTTTCCCTATATGTTTTACTTCACCGTTTTTTATTTCAGTGAAAAAATGCAATGTTGTTTTATCCATGTTTTCAATACCTCCGCTAAAGTTCAGTTAATCGCATATTCCCATTTGCAAAATTAAAGCACTCTGCCAGATGATCCAACGCTTCTTTATGCGCTTTTACTGTTGGATGCTTATACGCTTCTTCTATTGAAATCCCATGATTTCGTGCAAATTGAATTGCATATTTGCCATGCTCACTTAAATATGGATTTTTATCTATATCTTCATCATATCTGCTCATTTTCTACCTCCGCTAAGTTCTAAATTTCAGCTATTTCCATTTTGAAAATAGCTTAGTTTAGACCACCTTACATCCACATTTATCGCCTGCAAGAACATACTTCCCGCGGTTTTCGATGTTCACATCGCAGTTCTTATACTCTCCGTAAATGCTTCTCTTGCAATCCGTACAATATACCGCCTGCTTAACTTCCTTACGGCATTTTTCAGACAGATTTTTTACACTTTTCAAATCTTCGTCTGTCATTTCTCTGATTTTCTCAACAGATGTGATTCCTGCTCTTAATAATGTGTTATATGTTCTGACTGATAAATTTAAATCATCAATTTTCATATTCTCTTTACCTCTCTTAAATTCTAAAAGTTCAGTTTTTAACTTTTTCCATTTTTACTTCATGGATTGTTTTTGCCAGTACCTCATACTCACATCTGTTTATATATTCCTGATTGAGCGGCATTGTCATACAAAATGGTTCGCATTCTGACAATGCATCTGTTTTTAATACGTGTGTATGCCATCCAATGACACGATCAATAACTTCCAGCGTTTCTGCATTGATTACATTAAATTCTCCATATTCAGCAACGCAAATATCAGCTGGATTTCCATGTGCTCTTAATCGATCTCCCTCGAATATATCTATTCCGTTCTTGTCCTTTAATTCTGCACATTGTTCAATAATGAATCTCTCCTTATACCTATCTGGATCCTGTATTATATCCAAATAGATTTCACTTTTAACCGGTCTGCTTTTTGGCAGAATTCCTATAAACACCATGCCAGCTGATAAATATTCTTTTCTATCTTTATCCCATACTCTATATTTTGCTTCCATCATTTACCTCCGTTAAAGTTCAGTTTAGTTGCTTGAGCCTCGGCTCATACGGCTTTGGCAGATTCATCCATGCAATTACCTTATCAGTGACTGTAAAATATGAATAATCGTCAGGTGAGTAATCACATACCTCATACCAGCCTTGTGGAATCCACCAATTATCATTTTCTTCTATATATTCCCAATCATCTGGAACTCCATCTGGCATATTCCATCCCATGTCTTCTACGGTACAGTGATGGTATGGAATATATACTGCTTTGACTACTCTCCGATAAGTTCCACCTTTCCATCCCTGTTTTTCAATAGTCACAAGTACTTCATCTGAACAGGTTTTATCTTTACATTTTGGTACTGTATTTTTATTCCATTGCGCCATAATTCTACCTCACTTAAATTCTAATTTAACTCACTAATCTGCCGACCGTACTATTTTGTAAATCCCGATGGAAAAAACCACATATCCGTCTTGCAGTCCTTCAATTTCGTCTCCAATCATATATTTAATGACACCATGGATTTCTCCGCCTAAATATTTGTCATCCTTCCATTCTTTTAAAACTACTTTATCTCCGACTTTATATCCTCTGTCGTTTTTTCTGATTTCAAAATTTTTCTTTCCATCCAGAATTGCCCGGAAATATTTTGGTTGTATTTTTAATTCATGTGTCATGATGGCTCTCCTCTACAATTAATTATTCAAGACATTTCTGATTTCTTCGGTCAATTGTGTTTCTCTCCCATACAGGTTTTCAATTTCCTCTGCTGCTTTTTCTAATAAATCTGTTATTTTTTTCGGCGTGCCAATCGCCCGGTACTGCTGCACCTCTTCAAGCACATTGATTGCCATCTCCTTTGCTTTTACTGGTAAAGCCCCATGTGCTTCAATCATATTTAAAATACTAATTGCGTCCTTCTCGTCCATTTGATACTCCTTTCCAGATTGCATGCTGTCGGCACCATTCCTTGTCTCCCTGTGTACACGGTACATCCATTCGTGATTCATATCTGCAAAACTCACACGGCACATGCTCCTCACTGAGTAATCTCTTGATATCTGCTTTTGCTGCTGCAAGCTCTCTTTTATATTTTTTTGTGTTTTTACGCACGATCCGTGCCTCCCATCTTTGCTACATACTGTCCGTATGTCATTCCGGCTGCTCTGGCTTTTACCGCTATATCAACAACTGCTGCATTCGGATTTTCCATATGCACACCGTATTTCCTCTTTTTATCCTTTTCTCTCCATCTACTCTTTTTACACTTATCACTGCAATACAGACGTTTTGATTTCGTAGCGTCAAATTCTTTCCCGCAATATTTACATTTCTTTTGCATCAAAATCCCTCATTTTTGTAAGACTTTCCGCATGGATGTCTTTTTGCTGATGACTTCCAATGTGTCCTTGCTCTCGTATACAACCATCCAGTTTTCCGGTCTTAGTTTATGTTCTGAAATGATCACTTTCTGTGCTCTTGTCGGTTTACTTGGCTGTTTCATAATTCTCCTTTCTTCCGGAAGCCCCAGCTACGCTTCCGGAAATCCTCTGCCGACAGTTACTGTGATATATTATCCAAAGTTGGAAAATCCCATTTTTTATAGACAAGCCCATCTTCTGACCAGTCCGGATACTGCTGCATAAGATGCTCTTTCATGATCTCTAACATTTCCGGCCGGAGTCCTAAGTTGCCATTATCGAGCAATCCGTGGTGATAACGACAGCCAAGCACACCATTTTCCTCTATGCCTAGTCCGCCCTGGCTTTTATTTATGTAATGCATGATGTCCGGTATCCCTAAGAGCATTTCTGATCTGCACTTGTCCATGTGGTACTGCATTTTACAGAACAGGCACTCATTACCATCCCTTTCTGCGATCAGTTCACAGGTTTCTTTTGGAAAATTGTAGTTGACCTTATTTTTTTTGCTTTTCTTCATCTCTTCACCGCCTGCTGCATCTGCTCAAATATTTTATTGTATTTTCTTTTTCTCCATGGCTTCGGTACTCTCACCCACGCGGACCATAAGAAAAGCCTGATTCTAAACATTACTTTCATCTGCTTCTCCCTTCACAAGCCCCTGCAGAGTCTCTTTCAGATAATCCACACGCTCTAATATTACTGTCAACTGTGTTTTCGGTACTGTATACTCCCATCCGCTTAAATTTTCCCGAATCGCATCAATTGTGCGTTTTGCCTCCACAATGATCTGCTTGTCCGTTTTCTTCTCCGGCATATACTCTGGATGATTCTCAATCTCGTCCTGTCCCGGTATCTGTTCATTGGTATCCTGCTGCACATCCGGCTTTTCTTCTGGTACATCCTCTTCGATTGGTTTCGGATCAGGAGCAGGAATCTCCGGGTTCACATCATTCAATGTCATTTCCTTTTTCTGCGCTGTTTCTGAAACGGTTTCTTTCGATTCCGGCACGCTTTCCTGTGCTTTTGAAACGCTTTCCGGGATATTCTGCACGCTTTTCTCCGGTTCAGGTTTCTTTGGAACGATAACCTTACTTTCTTTTCTTGGTGCCGCCTTTGGTTGTACCGGTGCAACTGCTGCACTTTTCTCTGCCTGAAGTTTCTCACCGTAAAGGCTCTCCCATGCATTTCTCCATGTGTCTGTATCTGGCAGCATTTTCTTAAGTGCATCCTCTAATTCCTGCTTTGTGTAGGTTTCATTTGCAGAGGAATCCCTGATATTGATCAGTTTTACCGTGTCCTCTTCCGCTTTCATGCTCAACATGCATCTGCCGGCTCCCGGAATCCGCACAATATACATCGCTTTTTCATCCGGTATCAGATTCTCGATAAAGCGTTTCCCTGACTCTCCGTTCTTTACTGCTGATTCCCACAGTCTCTTGTAGACTTCCGGTGCGTCCTTTCCAAGTTGGTACACGGCTTTTTCAAGATTTGTGTTAAATGACTGCTGCACGCTGTCCTTTTCTTCCAGCATGACCTCGATATCTGTCGTTTTTTTCTCTTCGTCTATTTCATCTTTTACCTGTTGCACCTCCGATTTGCTGAAATCCGGTGTCAATTCCTCATTTACGCTGTCAGGAAGGGAGAGCATGATTGACAATTTTGCATACCCGAACCCCTGATATTCCTCTTTCAGCTCCGGCGCATATCCGCCCTGTGAGAACTTGTCATTGATGTGGATGAACCGGCTTACCTGCGTCTTGTCAATTCCGTATTCTGCGCGCGCAAAATCTACTACGTTGTCATAGCCGCTTTCCGCTAAAATACTGGTATCACGCGCCACTTTTAACAAATATCCGATGCGGACAAATCCCTCTGCTGTTTTCTTAAGTTCCGTATCCAGTTCCTGCTTATATTCCTGATATGATCTGTATTCTATTACCTGTTCCATTGTTCTCCTCCTATACAACTTCCATGAAATCGTTTTCCAGTGCGTCCGCAAGCAGTGTTCCCTGCAGCCTGCCGTGCCAGATCAGTTTCTTTTCTTCTCTTAACTGCTTATATCCATCTTTTCTTGCCTTGTCGCTCTTTTCTGCCAGCTTCTTATCTTTCGCAGACAGATTTTTCTTTACCCACTGCTGCCATTTTTTCAAAAACGGCATTGCATCATCCAGATCCTTATAAGCTTCATTCAGCACTGATTTTTTCTGTCTTATATTTCCTCCCGGCTCTATCTCCAGTGTGTACCACGGCACATCCGGCTTATCTGTCCTCCGCAGGAATAACAGATATGTCTCCCTGATGTCCATCCGCTGGAAATAAATGTCACATGTATGGATGCAGTGTTTTAAAACAATGCCTTCCTCGAAAATGTCCTTAATACTTCCCGGCGATACGATGCAGTATCTTCCGTCACTGTATTCATATTTTTTCAGTTCCCCTGATTCCAGCAGTTTCTTTGCATTTTTGAATTTCTTTTCCTTTTCCCGGATCTCTTTTACTGAATCCTTAAGAGATATCCTCGCCACCAGTTCATTGTGTGCCACTGTGAGGTCTTTCGGTTTTAAAAGCAGTTCTACCGTGCAGTCCATTTTCATTTTCTGCATCATGTCCACATAATCGCACCAGTCACTCCACAGGTAACACATATTCTCTTTTCTTCCAAGTAATCTTCTGTACTCCTGCTGCTTTCTCAGGTAGTTGCAGACTTTATGCATGGACAGATATTGAAAAGGATTTTTGCGTTTTGTGTCTTCCGGGTAGATGTCTGCCTCGCATAAGGTCATGATGTCCTCATCCTGGTATACGGTGTTGTTTCTCTTTTCTTCCTGCAGCCACCTCAAAATCTTTCCGTCCCCATTTATATCCTTTAGTCTTTTTAACCTCCCCTTATCAATGCAGAGCATCTTTCCAAGTTCATGTGCATTGATATTTTTCTCTGTATTTTTATATCCCCAATCATTGAGGAAATACCTTCCCAGCATCGTGAGTCCTGCTTTCATGCACATCTCTATCAGAGGCCTTTCTTTTTCTTTCTTCAGATAACGCCCGATATCTTCCACACATCCACTTTTTACTGCGATAGGATAGGATGTCCTGGAGTGTCTGAATACGTTTGAAAGATTTCTTGCATACACCATGCTGCCGTCAGACGGAACACAATATAAGTCTGTTTCATGCCAGCATATTTTTCTTTTTTTATATTCCCCGTACACGTATACCTTTACCACGCCTGTGCTCACGATCTGCCGGTGTGTCTCTGATTCCCAGAAGTCACACTTGTTTACACCCAGTGCATTCATTGTGTCCGTTCTTCCTGCTACAAACCTGCGCTGGATGAGCCCGTCTTTATAACACTGGATGCATGTAAACGCCCTGCACCGCACATGTACATCATTTTTCTTTTTTGCACGCGAAACATAATTTATAATTCTATTGCATACCGGGCATTTTCCCGACATGTTGTGTTTTGGTTTTACGTCAAGCTGTACCGTTTTCAGACAGGATGTGCAGTACCCGGTCTTCGCACCGGCACCTTTATAGTAAATAAAATTACTTCCGTCAAAGCCGTTATGCTCATACCAGTCCCTAAAGCCTTTCGGCGGCTCGCCCACAGGCTTCATCACTTCATCCCACCGGTCTGTCAACTTCCTGATCCGCTCATCTTCCCTTCTTTTTTTGCACCCCTGCTGCCACTCCATGATCCCGGCACTTCCTGTATTTACTGTCTTTAACAGTTTTCTTACCGTATACTTTCCACCTTTGTTGAAATACATATAAAAATCACATTCTATTCTGCCCGTATACCATTCTTCCAGGTTCATGATCATTGCTGTCCGCCACTTATAGGTCCCATCATCCTGTCTTTCTCTTGTGGTATAAGTTTCTCCTTCATAGTTGATGAAAATATCCCATTTTGGTACTAGGATGTTCTTATCCAGATCCTCCCTCGTGCAAATGGAGACTTTTAATATTCCATCGAGCTGCTGGCATCTTGCCGCAAGCCAGTACCTGTATTTACGCTGTTTACCGTTCCACTCCTTTTCCTTTCCCGGCAGATGCAGTGCTTCTATCATGCCCTTTGTCGCATTCAGCGTCCGCAGCTTTTCCAGTTCTTTTTTATTCATCGTGCACCGCCTTTCCGTCTACACCATAAAATACATCTTCCTCAAAGCCATCTATCCCTACCTCATACACTCCGGCATCGGTTATCTCTCCGGCTCTGTTCTCTTTTGCAATGTAAAGCAGGTCACCTTTCTTTCCTCTGGCTTTCGGATGTTTCCCTCTCACGATCACATGCCCTGATCCTGCTGCATCCCCTGTTTCTTCACGTACAACTGACGCTATCTTCGCTTTTGGATGTCTGGACATCCATATAAGGCCTCTCATGTACATCTCTGTTTTTGACAGTTCTCTCATGAGCGTGATCTCCGGTGCAGATATCCTGCTGTTCACTCCGTCCTCATCAATATTTCCGCCGAGTTCCACCAGAAAATAGCGGTCATCCGATTTGTTATAATAACTCAATACCCCCAGTGGATCGTCTGTTGCATGAAATCCATCTGCACCACAGTGTGCATTTTCTTCTGTATATTTCACTCCCTGCTCATACTGGAATGTTCCTTTTCCCATTGTGCATGTAAGATTGCTGTTAAATCCTTTATATGCAAGCATCTTTCTACTCTCCCAAATAATACTTTCTGGCTATTTTTCTTACTTCCATTCTGTTTGGAATGCCGAGGTAAAGCGGACCATTGAAATTTTCCAGTTTTCCGTTATGTTTTACTTTTGTGATCTTAAGGATCTCGGCACTTACCGGTACTTTATTCTCAAAAGAGTACTGGATCAGCTTTGCCATGTATTCTTTCAGGTATTTTCCCTTTTTTCTGACTGCTGCACAGAATGCTTTATCTTCCGCGCATTCCTCTATCACAGTGTCTTTCCAGTCTGACATGATCCCGTCAATGCCCAGCGCCTTGCTCTCGACTGCAATCTTCCCCGCTGCCGCCATTAGGTCACTTGCCAGCTCCGTCACGATTCCGTCTGCATAATCCTCTGCGTCTGCTGCATCCAGTCCATTCTCCTCTGCCAACACCTTAAGGCTTTCAAGGTCTCCCTCTTCCTTTAATCCCTCTGCTGTCATGTTCAATTCTTCCACAGAGTCAAATTCTCCAAATCTTTCAAATAATGCCATAATTTATCTCTCCTTCATTTTGATTTCTTGCCGTAAACTCTCGGTATAAGCGTTTGTCTCGTTCAGCAGAATCCGAACAAGATTGCCCTGCATGAGCCTGTCCAGTTCCTGCCACTTGTCCCGGTTCTTTATCTCGTGACCGTCCGACCTCGTCCAGTCGTTTTTCTTCCAGCGTTTTACATACTCTGCATCCTCATATCCGCTGTACAGGTACTTGGATTCCGTGTAGACGGTCAGTATACATTTTTCTCTCATCCGGTGCAGTGCCATGATAAGGGATTCTAAGGTCGATCGGTTCTCATTCATCTGTTGCACCGGTACAACTTCCCTTATCACCGCCGGGTACTTGCAGTTTTCCTTATAGTATTCAAGCGCATATCCTATATGTCCGTCCTGCTGCCATCTGCCCCTGATCCCGGTCACTATGTAAATGCTCACTTCCTTCATCCGCTGTCACCTCTTTTCAATGGTTTTATCCTTACCTCCGTGTAACGCAGATAAGATAAGCCCGTGTATTTATTCACACCGCACACCACGCTTTCCGGATCAATGTAATATCCCGGTGTCGGCTCTGGTCCATTTTTTATGATTTTTCTGACCGTCCATCTGTAGTACTTTTTTCGTTCCGGTTCTTTTGTTACCAGATTTTTTGAACATGAATATGTGGAACACTCTTTTTTCTCCTCCGGTGTAAATAGTGATAGCTGCTCGTATCCATCCTCGTTTTCGTCTGGCAGTGGCTTTGTTATATAATTTGCCAGACGCCTGAAATCTCCATCCTCATATAACGGTGTGAAATTCACATATCCGTGTTTCTTCCAGTACCTCTGAATCAATTCACTCGTTGCCGGCTCTCCTCGTATCTTGTTGATTATAATGTGTATATGTATTCCGCCTTTTTTTCCTATCTCGATACGCATGATCCATAAAAGCTGTTTCCCCCTCTTTTTGTACGCCCTTCTCATGTTCTGCCAGAAATTAGTCATTATCTTTTTTATCTCCTGCAATGACATTCTTGTGCCTTCTGGGAAAGTCAGTGTTGTCCAAAGATCACCTTCATAGAAATTCCATCTGATCTTTCTCCACACTTCTCTCTCTTTCTTCCACTGGTTCTGCTTTTTTATCTGCTCCGGGGTGGCTTTCTTCTTTTTCTGTCTCTTCTCTCCCTTCGCTCCGTATTTTCCCTCCCATTTATACTCAATGTCATTGCTGTTTAAAAACTCATATGTGTCCTTCCAATACATGTCTACCTCTAAATGTTTCTAAGTTTAATATACTTATATTGTTAAATAGACCGGGTGAAAATCCCCGTTTTCCTTGCATTTTCAGGCTTTTTGTGGTAATATAAATATAGAGTTATACGTTCCCAACGTTTTTACTCACAGGGTTAAGAAAGTGCTAGTTTCTTAACCCCTTTTTTTATTTACCAATACCATGACATCCTCATATGTCATCCTCTGCATGTCAAAGCCTCTCTTAATGCTCTCAAATCCCGCCTTAATGCATTTCTCTTCATCAAACAATCCTTCTACCGGTTCGTCTCCCTGTCTGTCCCCAAAAAGTTCTATTTTAAAATCCTCTGGGGCTTCTATAAACAGTGCTACCGTCCCGGCGATTTCCCGGACCATCTTTGCTTCTATGTATTCCTTCCGGCTAAAATGATGTCTGAATACGTCAGCCTGGAGCCTGAGCTTTTTAACTAGGTCTGTATCCTTTATCATCTGCTCTCTTTCCTCCAAATGCCTCTCTTACTTTTTCTTCTGAAAACATTTCAAACAGCTTGTCCTCTGCCTCCTTATCTAGTTCAATGAAAGTTGATACAAAGACTGTGTTGATAAAACACCACTTCGCCCTGCTGTAATCCCCTGCTTTCATGCATTGTTCGAATTTTTCCGGCTGTCTATACAGTTTGTCCACTGTTTCATTTACTGTCAGCATAGAACACCTCCGTTCTCATAAGATATCTGAAGCCATATAATTTTTCTGTATTAAATTCTTTCTCTACTTCTTTATACATGGTCAGATATTCTTCGTCTGTGATTACTTTCATGCCATTCATCAGCACAAGCATTCCTGTTAATTTGTGCCGGTATTCCTCGGTATATTCTGCCTTGATCTGAGCATCAACCTTTATTTCGCTTAAACATTTGAGGAAAATAGCAAACCATGTTCTATATTCCGCTATCATTTTTTCTTGTGTAGCTTTTTGTTCCATGTATCCAGTCCTCCATTATCTTCTGCTTTCGCTCTGTACGGATCTGATCCATTACAATGTCCAGTCCTGTCCTTAATGCTGAATCGTAAATATCATTCAATGTCAGCTCCAGGTTCGGATGTTCCTGTTTCATGTTCTTGATATATTCCTCAATCAATGCTTCCTCATGAGGACTAATCTCCATCTTCGCTGCAATCTTCATAGTCTTCTCCTTTCGCTGCTCTATAAAGCAGGTAAAAGCCTATCAGGGCAAACATAACCAGCTGTTCGCAACTGCCAATTGCCACAAAAAGCATTCCTACGCCTTCTAAAATTTTCTTTTTCATAGCTTGTCCTTCCGCCACTTCCTACGTGGCAACTTTCATCTGTTTTTCCTTATCCTTTTTTTCCTGGGCAAGCAGAAGCCTTACGGCTGCATCATTCAACCGCTGATGCCGCTTTTCTTCCTCTTCCGGTGTGAGGATTGGAACAAGGTTGATATTTGTACCGTTCGGGAATTCCTGAATTACTCTCTTATATTCCATACGCTGCACCTCCTGTTCTTATCTAATGCTTTAAAAGTTGTCCTTGACACTCTTTTTATTAAATTATTTTGGTGTTACAATCTCCTTACAGGACATTGCCGTGTCCAAGTATTACGAAAGGAGATATGCTTATGTCTGATATTTACAATCAATTAGCCATTTTGTATCTTCAAAACCAAGATATAAAATCCTTATCGCCGGCAGAACTTTATGATAAATACCGTAAAGTTCTTGACGAGATAACCCAGGAAGCAAAAAAATATAAAACTGGAACAGCTGTACTTAAATAACTCCTTACTTATCTTGGCTACTGCTTGTGAATTTTTAGCTAATTCACCAGGTACACTATTTTTCGACTCCTCTATCAGTAGCTCCATCTGCTGACGGAGGAGGTCTCTTTCAGATTTTCTTTTCACTCTTCTCATCTCCTCTCTGATAAAACATCTTCTTTATACTTTCTCAGTTCTTGTGTTACAATCTCCTTACAGGACATTGCCGTGTCCGAGTATTATGAAAGGAGACTTCATATGCAATTTACAAAAGACACTTCAAAAGTTTTGACAGTAATATATAAAATGTATTTAGAACGTAGAAAAAATGGTCAGTCCAAATCATCTGCCAAAAACTTTGATTTAGAATTTTATAAAGGCATTTCCTGTCTATCATCTTGGTCAGAAGATGATATTACCGATTCTTTATCTGAATTAAGAAAAGCTAATTTTATCAAGGAATACATTTCTGGTGATTTTGTACTCCAAGATGCTTTGATAATTCACATGGAAAACCGCTTTAAAAATGGACTTTCCGAAGTATCTAAATATCTTGCTGACTTAATTGCAGACATTGTTACCGGTCTTGCTTTCTGAGCTTGCTTGTGGAGCTTCGTATATCTCGTTTTTTGTGATTTCGAGGCTCCATTCTATTCCATCAGCTTCAAGTCTGAGGTTTGTAATCCCATCCATTGGCTTTCCATTTAGCAAAAAAATTTTTCTATTCAAATCTATATATAGAGACTTGAACTCTTGTTTAATCGGCAATCCTCTCACTCTCCTTTCTGTCCTACTTATTGGACCGGTGTTGTGATAATTATTTTGACGGAATGGTTTTCCGCTCATTTTCAAACTTAATAAGATCTTCCTCATAAACTCGGTATTCCCTCCCTAGCTTGATTGCATTAAGTTTTTCTAGTGTTGGTTGGGACGATAATATTATGGAAGTCCATTTTCACGTTTATATCCTGTACCTTCTAAAATTACTCTGACCTTTTTTAATTCCATCTTTCCTCATCTCCTCTCACTACATATTTCTTAAGTTGATTTTCAATCAACTTCTTGTGCAAAAAAAATTTCATCACGCTTCTTATTTGTTAGCCGTAAGATTTTCTGCAATGCCGATATTTCTGATGCTTTAAATTCTGTTTCGTTATTGAGTTTTTTATAGAATCCTTCTCTGGTAATACCGAGTTTTTTTGCTATTGCGGTAATAGTTATTCCAGAGTCAGCAATTTCATCACTCAACTTTTTGCTATCTGTCATTTTTACCTCCTCTCAAGTTGAATATCGTTCAACCTGTCATTATAATACCCCATAGTTGAATACCTGTCAACTATTTTCCACAAAAATGTTGAATAAAATTCATTCCTATGTTATTATCCATATTAGAAAGGTTGGTGAGCAATATGACAACGCAAGAAAGCATGGGATTAAAAATAAAAAGTTTGCGCGAAGACAAAAAATTATCTCAATCAGAGCTTGCCGCGCTTGTAGGATATAAGGACAAAACTGCTATTGCAAAAGTAGAAGCTGGAAAGGTTGATTTACCACAAAGTAAAATATCTGCCTTTGCAAAAGCCTTAAATACAACCACATCTTACTTATTTTCTGATGAAGTAAATGAAGAGCCAATGACCATTGCCGCCCACTTCGGTGGTGACGAGTACACAGAAGCCGAGCTGGATAAAATCAAAGAATTCGCCGCTTTTGTAAAAGCAAGCAGAAAATAATCCATTTTAGATAGGAGGGTTATTAAGTGATACAATATTCAAAACAGGCAATTAAATTTTTAAAGAAACAAGATGTTCCTACACGAAAGCGTATTGTTACAGCTATTAACAATCTCCCTTCCGGCGATGTAAAAAAATTGCAGGGAACCGAAGGATATCGTTTAAGAGTTGGTGACTTCAGAGTACTATTTGATAAAAATGGCGATATTCTTAGTATAGAAAAAATCGAAAATCGCGGTCAGGTTTATAAAAAATAAGGAGGACTATTATGACAGCTATTAAAGAACGTATTTTAGGTGCTGTTTCTGTTATGAGTGATGCAGATGCTGAAACAGTATGGGAATTGATAATGACTAACTTTCCAAAACGTACATGGGACGATATTGAAACCGTAGTTCCAGACGAATGGGATTTAAAAATGCTGCACGATGCTAAAAACAACCCCGACTGTAAAGAATTCATTTCATCAGAAGATGCTATGAAAGAACTTGGATTGTAAATGGAGTGATTTAATTTGACAAAATATGAGCAACTATTAGATGAAGCAAATAAGAAAAATATTACAGTCATTGAAAATTACGATTTCACTGGCACTCAATTAAAAGGCTTATATTGTGACAGTGTTATTGCTATAGGTAACACTACTACTTCCGATACTGAGCGTGCCTGTATTCTGGCAGAAGAACTTGGACACCACTACACTGCTGTGGGCAATATTCTTGACCAGTCATCTGTCGAAAATCGTAAACAAGAATTGTATGGAAGAATTTGGGCTTATAATAACCAAATTGGTCTCACCGGTCTTATAAATGCATATAAAAATCACTGTCAAAGTGCACATGAAGTATCATAATACCTCGGTATTACCGATGAGTTTTTAAATGATGCCCTAACTTACTACAGAAGTAAATATGGACGTTGTACTCAAATTGATAATTACGTCATATTTTTTGAGCCAAACATTGCTATTATGGAATTGATATAACAAAAATTATTATTTAGGAGGTTTTTATGGGATTACTTGATATATTTCGAATTTCTCAAATAAAAGAGGAAAATGAGCGTTTAAAATCTGATAATGCAACTCTACAAGCTAAAATAAATTCTCTAGGAGTAAATGAATACTACGAAACCAAACAAAAAATTGAAGAACTAGAACATGAAGCTTCTACCTCTTTAGAAAAAACAAACTCGGATATTGCATCAAATAACACAATTATTTTCAATTTGAGGCAAGAAATTTCCGAACTAGAAGAAAAAAATTCTAAACTTCAAAAATCAGTTGCTTCTCAGGAACGAAAAGTATCAAAATGTAAAGAACTATATAAAAGTATTGATTATGCAATTAATAATTTTTTTAATTTAGATATTCCATATAGCAATTGTAAGCTTTCCACCAAAGATTTTGATGATCTAGAACTTATTTCACCTTCTGTCACATTAAAATTACATTGTATGGATGTGAAAAGCTTAAGAAAAGCATATAAAGAAAATGAAAAACAAATATCTAAATTACTCGACCAGTACTCTTCCCGTTATACAACTAAAGCAAATAAGTCCATTTACAATCTAATGGTCATAGCTTTACGTGCTGAAATTCAAAATATTTTATATAATTTGAAATATGAAAAACTTGAAAAATCCATCGATGACGTGAAAACTATTTCGGCGAAATATCTAAAAATTGCAGGAGAAGGAAACCAAAGTATAGCCGGTACTTTAACAAAGTTCATTGGCGAAATTGAATATCTTTTTATAAATGCTGTAAAAATTGAATACAACTATTATGTAAAAAAAGAACAGGCTCGTCAGGAACAGCTTGCTATACGTGAACAAATGCGCCAAGAAGCTGAAGAACGAAAAGCTCTGGAAAATGAACGTAAAAAAATTGCTAAAGAAGAAGAAAAATATAATAATGAAATTTCAAAAATCCAAGAAACTATTGCCCAAACCACTGATCAATCAGACTTAGAAAAATTAAAAGCAAGGATTCTTGAATTACAAGAGCAATTGGGACAAGTAATTATTAAAAAAGAAGAAATTACCAATTTGCAAAATGGTAAAGCCGGTACTGTTTATGTAATCAGTAATCTTGGATCGTTTGGAGAAGATGTATTTAAAATCGGTATGACAAGACGCCTTGATCCACAGGATCGTATTAATGAACTTGGAAGTGCCAGTGTTCCTTTTAAATTTGATGTACATAGCTTTATCTTCTCTGATGATGCTGTCTCACTTGAAAACAAAATGCATCAGATATTGAACGATAGACGAGTAAATAAAGTAAATCTTCGAAAAGAATTTTTCAAGATATCAATCGATGAATTAGAGACTTTGGTCGAAGAAATTGATCCTTCTGCGGAATTTAATAAAACAATGATTGCAGAAGAGTTCAGACAATCTATTTCTTCTGATGAAGTTTACAGTTCAGATTATTCCTTAGATGATGATCCAGATGATGAATAAACAAAAACATACTATAGTTGCACCGGTGCAACTGCTGCACTTTGAAATTTTTTTTATTATTTTAAAAGAATACTTGACAAGGCTTTTACATATGCTATAATGTAGCTAATTAGCGAATGGCTGGTATCCGGTCACAAAAAAGCCTTGAGATTTATTTCTCGGGCTTTTTTTGTATTTGAAAGGAAATACTTATGGATAATATGTATCATTACACAACTACAGAACAACAAATTCAAAAACTCAAATCTCAGTTATTAACATTTGAAAATGAAAAAATAGCTGCACAAATTCTTCAAACGTATGGATACTATAATATTATAAACGGATATCGTGATCCTTATATAATTCGCGAATACGATACAAAAAAATATTGCCCTGATGTAACTTTTGAACAAATCTTTTCTTTATTTATGCTGGATCATGAAATCCGCAATGCTATCTTACTTTCTATGATTGATTTGGAAGAACATTTAAGAGCAGTTGTTGCAGATATCATCGCTGAAGACTTTGGAAGTGATTATAAAAAATATCTCGCAAAAGATAACTATCGTGATCGTGCTGTATCTAATCCAAGATTTAGAAGAAATCTGATATTAGAAGGAATAAGAAAAACTGCTGAATGCTCCAATACTCAACCAATTAAATATTACCGCGAGCAACATGGCATTATTCCACCTTGGATATTATTAAAAGGTATCAACTTTGGAACACTTGTCAATTATATTCGTTTTTTCAAATCACCTCAAAGGAATAAATTGATCAAAAAACTTTATGGCGATGTTATAACTGACGAAAACATAGACGAATACAAAGATTTCTTATCAGATACATTATTCACTTGCCTTGAATATAGAAATCTTGCTGCTCATGGTGGTCGAATTTATAACTATATACCCAATACGAATATCAGATATTTTAATGACTCCGATACTAAAAAGGGACTTCCTCAACTATTATATATTTTAAGCCAATTTAAATATCAGAGACCACATTCAACATTAGATTCAGCTTTAATCGATGCTTTAAATAATTACTGTAGTGCATATCCAAATGATTTGAAACGCATAGAAGCTTCTACTGGTTTTACATTGTATAAAGAAATTCAAGTATGGATAAATCCTAATTCAAAAAAATATCATGCAGATCAACACTGCAGCGGGACTCAATGTACTATGCGTCTTGAAATTAACATGGCAAAAAAATTAGGATACAATGCCTGCCAGCGCTGTTGTAAAAAATTGCTATAGATACTCTACCTATAAAAAACCGCCCCACTCTACCAAAGCAGGACGGTCACACTTCCGAATGATACGAAAGCCCTAAGCAAGCATATTGTATCATTCGGAGCAGCCAAATGCAAGCGGAACAAACGTTCCTTGCTGGCTGTTATTTTTATACCCATTTTTCATATATTTTTATGAGGGAGTGATACTATGTACGAATTAACTCAATCAATGGAATCCTTAAGTGTAGATGAAATTATTGTCTATCTGCGTAAATCCAGATCGGATAGTCCCGAAATGTCTGTCGAGGACGTTTTAAAAAAACATGAGGAAATGATTCAGGACTATGCCAATACTCACTTTGGCTCTCCTATCCCGGAAAAAAACATCTACCGTGAGGTGGTATCCGGTGAGACGATAGACTCAAGACCACAGGTTAAGATCGTTCTGCAGAAAATAGAATCTCCACAGATAAAAGCTGTTCTCATCGTAGAGCCACAGCGTCTTTCCCGTGGTGATCTGGAAGATTGCGGCCGGCTTATTAATATCCTGCGTTACACAAATACCATGGTTCTCACCCTCACGCACTCATTTAACCTCCAGGAAGAATATGAACGCAAATTTTTTGAGATGGAGATCACCCGAGGTAATGATTATCTGGAATACACCAAACGCATTCTGCGGCGTGGTCGGGAATCCTCTGCTGCCAAAGGACATTATATCGGTTCTGTAGATCCTTACGGCTACCGCAAGATCGTAATAAAAAAAGATGGTGTCAACTGCCACACGCTGGAAATTGTCCCGGAGGAAGCCAATGTGGTCAAGCTGATCCATGAGTTATACGCTTATACTCCTGGTGGTATCGGTTTTACAAATATCGCACATAAGCTTGACAGCATGAATCTGAAACCGAAAAAGGCAGCGCACTGGACACCTGCAATTATCAGTTCGATTCTCTGCAACCCTCTCTACCTCGGACTGATCCGGTGGGATACCAGAAAAGTTGTAAAATACATCAACGACGGACAATTGGAAAAATCACGTCCACGAAGTTCGGATGCGAAATATTATAAAGGGCTGCATGAACCGATCATCTCACAGGATTTATATGATGCATGCATGGCAAGACGCGGAACTAATCCAAGTCTCCGATGTAATAAAGAATTATGCAATCCATTTGCCGGTCTGCTCTACTGCGGCACCTGTAATCATGCTATGTCTCTTAAGATATATAAAAACCATAATTCCGTTTCCCAGATCATGTTATGCAACCATCAGTCATATTGCCACACAAAATCAGTGCTTTATTCTGCCTTTTTAGAGCGTTTTATCTCTTCTATGGAAAATACTATACATGACTTTGAATTAGCTCTCCTTGCCGACAACGGCAACGCACAGGCGGTAAATCAAAGCATCGTTGCAAACCTTGAAACACGTCTTAAAAAATTGCAGGAGAAAGATATGAGACAGAAAGATGCTTATGAGGATGGGATTTACTCAAAGGAAGAGTTTCTGGAAAGGAATATTAAAACCCAGCAGGAAATCGCTTCTACGATCACTGCTCTGACTGCTGCAAAAGAGACAAAAGAAAACTACGTTGATTATGGGGAGAAAATCCGGCGTTTCCGTGACTGTATCAATGCCTTAAACGATCCGGAGCTGTCCGCCACCGAAAAGAACCAGTTTTTAAAATCCTGCGTTTCCAAGATCATATATTATAATAATATGGAGTCAAAAGCAGGTGTCGGACGATACGTGGAGAATGTTTTTTCCTTAGAAATCCAATACATATAACCATTTCCAACATCTATGTACTGATGAATTAGCGCATCTGGAA